CATCACCCCGTCCGTGGTGAACCCGAAGCCGAGCTCTGGCGACCCCCTCGGACAGAAAGGGTGGGTCGGATGGAAGACTTATCAAACGGCGGTAATTTTAAACCAGTCTTGGATAGCTAGGTTAGAATGCTGCGCTACCGCAAATCCTGAGTAAGCTGGTGAAAATACAATGGCATTGACAAACCTAATCAGACATGGTTGTATCATAGAAAATCCGAATAAGGGAGATTCTATGGTTGCCAAAAGGTTTGATGCAGAGGAGATCAGAAAACTCTATGAGTCTGGTTTGGGATGCAATGCCATTGCTGACATGCTTGGAGCCGGAAGGGCTACAATAACTGAGCGTATCCGAAGGATGGGTATTTCCAGAACGAGGAACGAAGCAAACAAGGCAAGATCATTATACGATCTTGGCAAAATGAGGGATCTTTATCTTTCCGGCCTTGGAAGCAATGAAATTGCTGAAATCATGGGATGCTCACCATCTCTGGTTTCTATACATGTCAAAAAAATGGGCATTTCCAGATCATGTAAGGAAGCCCAGTTGCTACGATCAAAGCAGGGTAAAAGCTCTGGACCGAATAGTCCAGGTTGGCGAGGTGGAAGGTTTATCGCTCATGGATATGTCCATCTTTATATGCCCGATCATCATCTGGCAAATACGAAGGGGTACGTTCGAGAGCATAGGTTGGTGTGGGAACAGGCCAATGGAAAGAGGCTGACACCTGATACGTCAGTTCATCACTTGAACGGCATCAAATACGACAACCGACCTGAGAACCTGATAGCCTTGCCGAACACTGAGCATTCAAAAACGCACAGCAAGGTCTACTACAAGGCCAGAATCCGAGCCCTCGAAGAGAGGATTCGGCAACTCGAAGACCAATTAAGACAAGGAGAACGATTATGAGAATCGGTGGAACATTTAACGGGACCGGGGCGGCACTCTATATCTGCATCGGGTTCGTGCCTGACTTCGTGAAGGTGTGGAACTGCGAAGGCACTCAGGCGTTGCAGCTCGAGTGGAACAAGAACATGCGCTCCGTGGAGATTCAGGAAGGTGTCGAGCTCGCAACCTCGACATTCGCGGCCAACCTCGTCAGCGCCGGTATCAGGCAGTATTTCGGCGGCGAAACCCTCGACTCGACAAGCGCCGGGACCGTAACCTACGGCGAAGGCGTCTACCTCAAGAGGGACGACCACGATTATCGCTATCCGAACGGCGGCACCAACGGCCTGGGTGACGCGGTAGCCGACGTCATCGACACCTGGACCCTCTACAGCGGGTTCACCGGCCACTTCAACGAGGACGTGACGGGCACCTACATCGGGGAAGGCTCCCCCATCTGCATCGACGGGAAGTGGTACTACATCACGGCCCTCACCGCAGGCACCGGCGAAGCAACGAACGAGGTCACGCTCAACCAGACCGGTGTGAAGTCGGGCAAGGTCGAGTTCATCGGCGGCAAGTACGACTACAAGCCCATGGTTGCAGGCGAGATCACCAAGGCGGGCTTCCTCATCAGCGACACCACGGTCAACGCCGACGGCAAAATGTGCGCGTTCGAGGCAGGCACTTACGATCTGTAATCCAGCCTCATAAAAGAATCCCACGAGCCTCTCGAAGGCCGAGAAAAAGGAGAGAATCGAATATGAGCGAAACAGCAGCAGCGGCAAAAGAGGTTCACGACTTGTATCCCGGCCTGATAGTCAGAGACGACGGCACCCCCTTCAAGGACAGGAAGGCGGCAGCGGCCACCATGAACGGGAGGAACATCAAGAACTACTCGGTGGTTCCCGTAGACGGCGGCTTTGCCGTCAAGGTTGAAAGGTTCTGGAGGGTCCGTTTCCATGCCAAGGCGCAGCCGAACGACCAGGAAGACGTGCAGCTTACCGTGAACGGCGAAACCCTCATCATTGCCCGGGAAAAGGAAGTGGTCATTCCCGACCGGTTCAGGGAGTGCGCCGACCATGCGACCTACGAGCAGTTCAGGCAGATGCCGGGCGAGCCCCGCAAGGTATCGGGCAAGATCAGGGTGTTCCCCTATGATATTCTGGGCGAGGCGACCGAGCAGGAGTACCGCAGCAAGAAGGACGCAGGCACCCGGAAGACCATGGACATCATCAAGAAGTTCGGCCACGACATCGACCCGAGCAAGGTGATGGAAGACGAGTAAATGGCGAAGAACATAACCGAATGGCGGCCTAGAGTCTTACGGAACGTCAATGCTCCGACGTTCATCATTGACGAGGTTGTGCTCGACACCCTCAGAGACTTCTGTGAGCGCGCGAAGGTATGGACCAAGAGGCTCACCGCCATTCAGATTGTCGCCTACACCCCGTCTTACGCCATCTCTTCAGCGAGTGGCGATATCGTAGAGATCGATCATGCCAGGATAGGCACATGGGACATCAAGCCCATTGCCGAGTCCTGGCTCAATGCCAATGTCAGCGATTGGCAGAACGCCACGGCCTCCCGTCCCGAGCGGTATCTCATGGGATACGACCGGGAGATCCGGCTTGTCTACACCCCGAACGAATCCTCTGACGTGTACGCTGCCTTCACCGACCTGACCTTTGACGCATCTGAGAATACCATCGAGAGCGCGGGGGGAGGGTTCACGGCGGCAGGGCTCACCTCGGGGCAGACCATCGACATATCCGGCACGGACGACAATGACCGGGAAGTGAAGGCTACGTCTGTCACGGATACGGTTATCACCGTCGAGGGAGGGCTCACGGACGAGGGCACGGCCGACGCATCGGCTACCCTGGCGGTCAATGGCCTCCATGTCTGGGCTGTCCTGAAGCCGCTCATCACGGCGACCACCGTCGAAGACTTCCTCTACAACGATTTCCTTGAAGACATAGCCAACGGTGCGAGATACCGCCTCTTCGAGATGCCTGGCACGAAGTGGGCGAACGGCGAGTACGCGGGGTACTACAAGGCTAAGTACGAGCAGGCCGTGAATAAGGCAGCGAACAGGAAGCTCAAGGGACTCACAAAGGCGAACACGGGAGGGATCAGAGGGTAATGGGCACGATCCTGGCATCTTCCATCATCTCCGACATAAGAATCGATACCCTCGACGAGGACGCGAGCAATTACCGGCTGACCGATCTCGAGATCCTCAAGATGATAAACAACGCGCAGCGGTTCGTCGTGCAGCATGTCCCGAAGGCCAACGTGGTAAACGACCCATGGAAACTCGCTGCCGGTATCCTGCAGACCATCCCGGCCGGATGCATAGAGCTCGTCAGCGTAGATTTCAACATGGGCACGGACGGCATCACGCAGGGAGCGCCGATCAGGATCATCGAGAAGGAAGAGCTCGACCTCCTGAAACCTGATTGGCCCACGGATACCGCATCGGCCACGGTCCAACTGTATATGTTCAACGACAAAGACCCGACGCACTTCTATGTCTATCCTCCGCAGCCGGCCACGGGCCAGGGGTATGTGAGGGGTCCGTGCTCGAAGTCTCCGACCGACATAGCAACCACGGCGACGGCCATCAGCATCGACGACATCTTTCAGAGTCCTCTGTATCATCATGCCTGCTTCCAGATCTACAGCATGGAAACCGACGCCTACGCGCCTCAGAAGGCCCTGGCCCACTACAATGCCTGCGTCACCGAGATCGGCCGGAAGGATCTCATCATGAAGTCGTACAGCCCGAACCAGAAGCCGGGACAAGGAGCGTAAGCCATGGCACAGCTATTCGCCAATAACGTCGAAATGCAGCTTGCCTCGAACCTCGGGGCAAATGATACCAGTTTCACGGCAAAGGCGGGGCAGGGAAGCCAGTGCCCGGTGATAGCTGCCAACGAAGCGAACTTCTTCCTTCTCACTTTTGAAGACAAGAACGGCAACAAGGAAGTCGTGAAGGTCATAGAGCACCTGTCAGGGAGCGATGTCTTCACCATCGGGGATGACGAGTCCGTTCCTCATGTGGCATCAGTCAACGGAAGGGCGTACGAGCAGACGTTCGACGGATATCAGACAGCCCTGGCGATCACGGCGACCGACGCCCACAAGATCAGGATGCCGATCACGGCCAAGACGTTCCAGGACTGTGTAGGCGTCATTACTGGATCTGGGGTGACAAATGCGGATCTCCAGAAACTAGTCGCCATAACCGAGAGCGCCGCGAACATCAACAACGCGGCGAACCTCCTTAATCCCGCAAATCGTGCAATCGGGGACCTCATCACCAAGATATCTTCGGGGGCCATGGGCGCGATATCCTCCGTCGCCACGGGGAGTTATCTCAAGTCGGCAGGGGAAGAGGCTCTCCCTGCGTGGGGAAAGTGGTCCTTGGCGGACTCAGGCTTTAAGTTCGACATCTCCGCCATAACCGATTCCAGCTCAAGGATCGTGACGGGGGTAGGCTTTAGACCCGCCCTCGTAATATTTGTATCAGGGGGCTCGGCGCTCGGGATAGGCTTTGATAATGGGACGCTGCATCAATACTACGGCGAAGGGGGAAATTCCGAATCATACAGCCTGATACAAATA